AAGTCTACCAAGTTCTTCATCAAGAAGTTGAAGTTCTCACGACCTGTGAAACAGATGAAATCAGTTGCCTCAGCTACCGCCTCAGGAGTATTTGAGAAGCACTCATAAAATACATCATATGCATTTGATGCATCGATGCTCGCAGTAGATGAAGTGTTCAAATCCACACATCCGTTACCTGTAGTCAAGAACTGACGATATCCGTTCATCCACTGTAGATTCCCAGCACCTGTTGATTTGTTACCTCTCCAGATCAATTTGTCAAGCTCAAGAGCATGAAGCTGCAAAAGATAGCTTGTGATCTGTGCCTCGAATGGCAAAGTCTTATCCTCAGCTGATGCACCTGGGCGCAAAGCTAACTGAGTCCAGAATCCATCAAGATCTTTCTGACAGAATCTTTTCATGTATCCAAGAGTCTCAACAGCGATAGCACGATCTGTGAATACTGTGTCACCTTCTGGAGACATTTCACAATCACCTGCTTGGTATACGATTGAATCATCCAAAAGTTTGATCTCTTGAGATCCTTTTACTCCTTCTTGGATTGTGATATAACGAAGCGTTTTAGCTTCAGTGACTGAACGTGTGATCAGATCTTCTCTTTGCTCATCTACATAAGCAGCAAGTCCAGACACATCATAGTCAAATTTCGATTTGATGAATTTTTTTAATGACATCTTATTTGTTGATTTGAGATTTTAAAAATAATTGTCGAGCTGTCAGGTTGCTCGTTACCCTTGAGAATTTCTCCCCTTCAGTAGTGCCATTTGATGGAGCTGCTTTGAATGCATCGAATTCTGATTTCATTGCGCTCATCTCTGTGCGAAGTGTTTCATTGTCGCTTACAATAGTATGGATCATTTCACCAAGGCTTTCGACTACCTTAGAGAATGCTTCCATCTTTGCAGATACGATTGCTTCCACTTGCTCAGCACTCATTGATTCTGCTGCAGCTTCTGGAGTCTCATCAGATGAAGCTGCTGCACCTTCTGCTGCACGCTCATCAATGATCTCAACCACTACACCACTTGCATCTGTTACAATGCTTACTCCTTCATACTCACCACCAAGTGCATGAGTGCCTTCAGGAGCAGGGATCTGCTCACCATCAGCAACAACAAATACCTGTGTGCCAACAGCAAGATCACCTTCATATGCAATAGCAGTTCCATCCATCAATACTCCCTCTCCGAATTCCACCGCTGTAGGCTCCTCCGTAGATGTAGAGAACATTGATTTCATCTCTGCGATTGCATCCATTACTTTCTTGAAGTTTTCGTTCATCTTTACTGTGTTTATTTATTATGTTTACTTGTTCCAATTACAACACGCAGATCCTCAAGCGCAGCGAATACTTGCTTCATCATTTCACTCTCAACAGTTCTCGTTGTCTCACTCAGAAAGAATGATCCCTCAACGCTGAATCCTGTCCATTCTCCTGCCTTGGCTTTCTCCCAGATATCATCATTCATGACCTTGTAGCTCACTATCCAGGATCCATCATTCACATCATTGAATCTCTCAGGCTTTGTGAATCCTTTCGCCTCATCTACCTGGTAGCTATGGATCATGTAGATTCCATCCACCACCTTGCCAGAGTTATGCTCCAGATTCACGTTGTTGAAGTTCTGTCTGCGAGCATAGTCAACGATGATGTTCTTGATAGCATCCTTTGTGAACACTACATAGTATTCCTCATTGCTTTGCTCATCATATCTGTAGATCGGAGTATCCGCAGAGATGGCCACACCTGTGATTACTCGCTCCTCCTCATTGAATTGATATCTTTTAGCTTGGCTGAAAGTCTGATAGCTGATCTCATGCGCTGGATCTGATACAAGTGAATTGAATTCAACAGTTGTATCCTCATCATTTAGATCGATGTAGATCTCATAAACAGGAAGTTCTCTTTTCATATATAGAAATATGTATTTTTGTTCCAATGAAATACGTCTATCCCTATCGCAAAGCGCAGAATAAAGTGGATGTTCTGGCTCATTCTATCAAATGGCTGAGATCATTTGATCCGGATGCTGAAGTTTATATCATCGGAGATCCACATCCTGATGGTATTCATATACCTATCAGCACGCTGCCAATAAGAGGATGCGATGTAACCAATAAAATGATGCATTTTGCCTGGCATATCGGAGGAACTTTCTGCTATATGAATGACGACTTTTTTCTTGGTCCAAATTTTCGCTTTGACAAACTGCTGAGCAATGGCCAGATGCAGATCAATGAACGACACGCACCCATATACCAGGAAGCAATGCAGAATACTATTGATTTTCTCAAGTCAGTGAACAAACCGATCATGAATTTTGAGTGCCATCAGCCTGTACTAATGGATTCAGATAAACTTACAGGTTTATTTGATCGCATCACATGGAAGCAGCACAATCATTTCATTAAATCAATGTACTTTAATTACTACGGATGTGATCATATACCAGGTGAAAATCTCAAAGTAGCCAATGAAATACGAAAGGCCCAGGAGTTCCTGAGCCTTTACGGATCTTTCAGCACCTCTGATACCTGGTTCAATCAGAAAGCACAGCGAGAATTTATTACCAGACGCTTAGCTTATTTTGCATAGCCACCTTGTTTTGAGTGCCTGTGATATCAGATTCAAGAACATATACCGGTGCGCCTTGATTGTTTTGTGCTATCAGCTCAGCTGTATTCTGTTGCTGAGTATTCAGGTTCGCATTCGCAGCATTGCCTCCTAACTGTCCAGCTGTGGCTCCTGCGCTCACACCTCCTCCTCCAGTGTTTAATGATGGAGCAGTACCTGACTGATATTTTTGTGCAGCAATGGCAGCGATCTGCGTAGCTCCAATGATAGCAGCTGATGCAATGGCAGCAATACCAGCAGGAGATGGAGGAGGCCCAAACTGAGCAATACCTTTGACGATTGCTGTTGCTGTGTCGATTGCTACCTGAGCAATGCGCAAAGCCTTGTCTCTTTCAAACTGTTGCTTCTTGATCTTCTCTACCTCCTGAAAATTCTTGAGTTCAATAGCATATTTTGCAGCTGCATATTTCTTATCAATGGCTGCTCTCTGCTCAGCAGTCAGATTGCTGCTGTTAAGCTCTTGCTGTTGGGCCTGATCCAATGAAGCAAGCTGTGCATTCGTTTGATTCTGTAGTTCCTGGAGCCTTGCATTCTCAAGATCTGCGATGGCAGAGTTCAAAGCAGATACCTGGTCTTTTATGTATTGAGCATTTTCAATAATCTTTTCGACTCTGGCAGTATCATATTTCTTTCTAATATCAGAGAGTTCTTTCTGCTGTTTCTCTTCCAGAGCTGTTATATCAAGGCCGTATTTTTTAGCTTCCTCGATCAATGCAAAATACTTATCTGTTACAGCTTGCTCTTCTGTCTGCTGCTGAGTGAGTAGTGCTGCATTGTACGTATCATAGAATGCCTCTTCAGCTGCAATCTCCTCCCTTCTTAGTGCCTCTTTACGATTGAATTCTTCCTGATCCTTAGCTTGTTTTTCTTTATTTGTCTTATCAATCAAGTCAAGTTCCTGCTGTGCATACTTTACCTCAATATCATTAATTGCATTCTTGAGTGCCAGTCTTAGATTCGTTGTATCGTACCCATGCTTTGTGGCCAGCTTCATTAATTCAAGGTACTTATCCTGTTCTGCAAGGATCTCCTGCTCCTTATCACTCATGATGCTGCGATTGAATTCCTTCTCAGCTTCCTGAATCTTTTTTAAATCTTCCTTGCGCTGCTCAGCTGCTTTCTTTCCTGCTTCTTTCGCTTTCTCCGCTTGGGCCTTCTGTACTTTATCAGCGTTATCAGCTACCTTTTTAGCATTGTCATCTACTTTCTTCTTGTTCTCAGCAGCATCCAATTCACGCTGAAATTTGATGTCATTGTAGTATTCCTTTGCCTGTCTACCAAGTGCAACATACCTCTCCCTGGATGCAGTCAATTGCTCGCGGATCTTGGCAGCTTCATCCTCATTTCCTTGCTCGAGCATTTGCTGATATCGTTTGCTCAAGTTCTGGAATGCATACTGTTCCTGCTGCCTTGAATTCTGTCGAGCCTTGGCGAGCTGCTCAAGATTCTGGATCTGTTGTTCAGTGACCTCTGAATCTTTGGCACCGGATGCCTCAAGTAATTTCACTCTCTGATCAAGATGCTTCTGTAGTGCAGCGAATGAATCATCAGCTGCCTTCCTTGAATTCTCCAGGCTCTTTGTAAATTTATCATTTGACTCAGCTGCCTCATCAGAGTTGTCACTGAAGATTACAAATGCTCCTGCCACAGCAGCAAGCGCAGAGATCAATAAGAAAATAGGATTCGCCTTGATCACTGCATTGAGTGCTTTCATGGCAAGTGTTCCCAGGTTAGTTGCTATCGTTGCAGCTTTCTGAGCTGTAGTCATGGCAACAGTTGCTCCGGCATTTGCTCCAGTAGCGACAGTATTTTCAACAGTGAGTGCAGTCTTAATCTTTTCAGCTGCATTGCGTAGCTGGATCCCAAGTATAGCATCTGAGTTCAGATTCTTAGCTATGGTATTGACAGCATTTACCAAACCCTGTACAGCTTGGAGCTTCACCATTGTTTGAATGAGAGCTTCACTCTCCACTCCAGTCATGGCAATAGCACTCTGAAATCCCTGGAATATAGCTGCTCCAGTCTCCACTCCTGCAAGTGTAGTGTCGAGTGCAACAAAGTCAGAGGATAGTGCTGTCGTAGCAGCCTTCAAATCTCCGATCTGATCCTTGAGCTGCGCAGCTGATTGCAATGCTTGCTGACCTACAGGTGACTCCATCCCAGCTTGAGCAGCAATAGTCTGGTATTGCTTCATGGTCTGAGTCAGCTCACGCATTGTCATGCCTCCTGCCTCTACCCTGGCATTGAGTTCTGACATCTTCTGATCGAAGGTATCAAGCCCAGTACCACTCTGCGCAGTCTTCTGTACATTCTGCACATCCTTATTCAGATCATTGATTGCCTTGTCAAATGATTGTACATCCTGTACTGAGCTGCCTGTCTCAACCCTTAGCGAAAAAACTGCTTCTTTATTTGCCATGTCTTTATTCAAAAAAAGGCCAGTCACCCGGCCTTTGTAAAGTTAATCTATTTACATCAATTCAATGGAGGAAACGGAGGAGATGGCTTCGGCTTATATGCTATCAATTCCAAGTCCTTAACCCACATCACATCAGGATTAACGC